TTTTTCTTTTTTAAGCTCCTCTAAAGTGTGTTTAAACTCCCAAAGAGCAACTTCTTCACCTTCTTCATTTGTGTAAATACAAGGAAGTTCTAAAACCTCCCAATCCTCACCTTCTTCACGAATTAGTTTACCACATAAATCATCAACGTGTAAACGTTGCATAATGATAATAATTGGTGTATTACGTGAGTTAACACGGTTTTTAATTGTCGTGTCAAACTTGTTGTTTACTTTGTTTCTAATTGTTGCAGAAGTTGCATCATCGGGTTTAATTGGGTCATCGATAATAATCGCGCCACCAAATTCAGTTCCGTCGACAGCAGGAATAAACTCGTCTAAATTATTTAATTCCTCTTCAATTTCTTTATCAACTAAACCAGCTCCAAACCCTGTTACTTGTCCGCTTGATGAGGTTGCATAAAGTCCTCCTCCTTCGGTTGTGTACCATTTCTTTTTACCTCGATTCGATAATCTTGTTTCGAATAATTGTTGATACTCAGGAAGCTCGATAATATCACGTACTCCGTCCGAATTATCTAAAGCTAAATCATCTGAATACGATAAATGAATGAACTTTGCTTTTGGATTTAAACCTAAACCCATTGCTATAAAGTTTTTTACAGCTAATTCAGTTTTGCCATAACGTGGCGCCACATTGATAATAAGTTGTTTAATCTCTCCTTTTAAAACTCGATTTAAAGCATCAGATATTTTTTCGTGATGAGATCCAACAACGAACTTTCGATTTTGATTATGCTTGAAAAAATAGCGTGTAAAATTTAAGGTACTCGAAAGTACCCAAGTTTTTAAAACATCAATATCTCGTATGTCAGAATTCTTAATAGTCATTTTCTAAACTATTGTAAAGTTCTTGTGCTTCTTTTTTAGTAAGAATGCGAGCTGGAGTTGTTATTGTTTCTCCGTTGGATGTGTGGTCTTTTTTATCTGTTAGTCCTAAATCACGAGAAATTATTGTTGCGTTGAAAGCTCCAATGGTAGCACCCTCGAACTTTTGCTGGTAAATTGTTTCGTGTATACGCGTAATGACAACGGAAAAATCTTTGGAAGATTCATCAGTTTTACCTTTAAGAGATTTCTCAAAATCATTGAAGTATCCGACATTAATACCATCCAAGTAACTGCATAACCCTTGAATTGTATATGGCCTTGCAGTTGGTATTTCCATTAATGGATTAGTTGCGCTTTTCATTACTTGATTTACATCCAAACCTTCATCTTTAGCTAACTGCATTAAATCAAACACATCAATATTTGAATTTCCTTTCTTTTGCTCAACCTTTACCCAAGGATTATCATCGCACCATTGAAAGTATTCGCAAGCAGATTCCCAAAGTAAATCAGCTGATTGAAACAATCTATCTCTTCCATGTTTTGAACGTTGCTGCCAAAACTTATTACCAATCATCCAAGGAGCTTTTGATTTCTCTTTTCGTTCTTGCTCAACATCATCAACCAAATCATTAATCGCTTTATCAAGTCCAAGAAATCCCTCAGCTTGACTAAGAGTAATAGATTTTACATTAGTTAAATCTTTCGGCAATCTAACCTTATCTTTTCCAAGAACAACCCAAAGTAAACCTTTGGAATCCTTCTTAATTTTTATATCAGATGATTTCCATTCTTTTACGATTTGTGATTTACTTTGTTTTGCCATTGGTTAAACTTTATCAATTACTTGGTTATTAGTTATAATCTGCATCACATCATTATAGTTTCTGCGATACTCTGGAGTGAATGTAAAAAGGTCGTCGTGCTTTTCAACTATCTGCTCAATTGTTTTGATTGATTTATTTAATCTTTTTGAAATGATTTCTTTTTCAATTCTATATAAGAAGCAAATTGACACATAGATTACTCTCACATAAAACAAGTGAGTAGTACGATCACGTAAAGCATAATCTTCAAGATTTAATCCTGTTACAATGTTGATTGCTTTTTCAATCTCATCAAAGATTAATTGAGTTGAAGTTTTCGGAGCTGAATCGGCATATTCAATTTTATATTTTTTTTGTTCAGCTCTAAACTTTAAAACAATAAGCTCCTCGTCGTTTATCCAATTATTTGGAAGAAATAGATATTGCTCAACTTCTAAAATCTCAATCCTTTTTGAAAGGTCTGGGATTAAAGAAATTTGAACATTCTTTGAATTAAATCTATTTACTTCTTGTTTCATGAATAAAATTAAAAAAGGCAGTAAATAGCGCTTTGCTACTTACTGCCTAATTATTAGCGCCTTTGTTTATAATAAAATTTAAAATTCAATTTAAAAAAGGCTGATTACTGAACTTCATCAGCCTTATAATACCCGAAACATTTCCTTAACAGAAATAGTCTAAGTGAAAGGATTCGAACCTTTAACTGATGAACCAACGTAGGGTCTTACATTCATCTTAACTCCCTACACGCTCTGTGGTTGCGTCTACCAATTCCGCCACACTTAGAAATTACTATTTTTTTCAAATCAGAATAGTAAAACTGATTGCTTATAAAGCCCGCATTAGTTTGTGGAAAAGAAAGGACTCGAACCTTTGACCTTTGGATCTTCAATCCAACGCTCTACCTACTGAGCTACTTATCCTACCACAAAACACAAAAAATATATGTAAAAAATTCACCTTCCAAATATTAAAAGCATCGCGTCTCTTTGCTCTTGGTTTGTTCTTTTTGTGATTCCTGTAATAAGCGAGAATTCTTTGTTATCTCTTTTTTTGGTGGTTGGTTTTACCTTAAAATGAGTTAAATTCAGATACTCGCACATTTAAACAATCTTATGAGCCACTTCATGATTTCGTCCTGTTCGGTTTCCGATATTTGCATTAATCGACGCAGAACCTTTTTTAATCTTGTGCCAATTGGATTTATTTAAAAAACCACATTCGACAAAAACCTTTATAGATTCATTTTCAAAATCATTTTTTAATGATTGTAACTTATCATAAAGCTCAAAGAACGTTAGGTTTGCTAACTCATAATTTTTATTGTGAATTAAAGCAAAACCATTTTTCTCAACGTCTGGATCTATTCCAATTAAAACCATAAAAAAACCTCCTATTTTCATAAGAGGTTTTCTAGTGACTTTCCAGTAATGCAACAAAACCCCTTTCGTTGATTAATAATTCAAATATGCTTTAACTGATTGTTTTAAAAAAGTAATTCTATCTAAAAAACGTGTTTTTTGAGTGAAATTTCTGATTTTGTTTACGGGTGTGTAGTTATGTTTACAAGTGTGTAGATATTTGACTTAATCATGAAGTTGTAAATGTTATTTAAAAATGAACACTATGATATATTGCACTAATGATTTAATTCATACTTAATTAATATAATCAAACTGACATTATTTAGTAAATTTGAAATCATTTATCATTTTAAACCTATTATTATTTTTTTTACAAGTATGTACTTAATGTACATGCTTGTTTTTTTATTATAATTTTTGCCTTTCATCTTCGTCCAAAGCTTCAATAGGTGTTAACCCTTGCAAATAATACATATCTAACCATGAATAGAAATCTATTTTTTCAGAGTTTATTATTTCAGTGTAAAATTCCGCTCCAAAATATCCTCTTTTAGTCATTTCTTTTGCTAAATCAACAATCCAATTATAAGCCGATTGTTTAGGATAGTTTTTTCTTATTTTATCAAAATGTACTTTTTTCATAACTTTTCTTCGTGAATGTTTCCGATTATTTCAGATGTATCAAAATGTTCATTTTTTAATAAATATCCATAAGTATAACCATTGAAAGAACCTGTTATAAACTCACATTTAAATTCTTGGTTTTCGTATAAATCACTTTTAAGAACATCCCCTTCAAAAATCTTATTTCCGTTTTTGTCGATCAGTTCAGTAAATTGTGACACTGTTTCTGGTTTTACGCTATATCCAGTATAAGTCGTTTCTGAATCTTTAAAATTTAAGGTTTGGCAATTTGTAATTATGGAAACAAAATTTTCTTCTTGTACAAAAAAGGGAGTTCCATAAACCCATTCTCCGTTATCAACTCTCTGACCTCTAAATAATATTTCTCTCATAACTCTTTAGCTTTTAATCTATCAATTTCAGCAGCAATTAAAACACCTGCTTTTTGAAGTTCTTTAATTCTATCGTTAGGTGTTCGTTTAAGCCATTTTAAACCGAAAGGCCAAATATGTAAATGCATATCATTACCCCAATTATTATCAATGAAACTAATCATGTCATCAGTCATAGCGTAATAAGCTGCTGCATTTGCAAGTTCACCGTCTTGATGCTCTGAATCATGTTCAGATGTCCATCCTTCTTGTTCAATTTGTCGCTGTCTTTCTTCAGCGATTAGTTCAACACCTGATTTTAAATCTTGTTGGAGATTTGCACCTGTGATCAAATCATCCATTTGGTTTTCCATGTATTCCATAATTTAACAATCTTCTAATAAGTTCTCTTCAATGTATTCATTAGGAGTTAAACCTTGTTCATAACCACATTCTAAAGCAGAAGAAACACATATCTTGGTTAAAATTTCATGAGGTCCTTTCGGTGATTCATAGCCATAAGAATACAAAAGTGTAGATAATTCATCTAGCTATTTAGTTGGAGTTAATACAATTTCTCCTTCTGATACTTTGTTTTTAAAGTTTTCCATAGTTTTGAATTTTTAAAATTTTTATTAATTTTGGTATACATTTAATTAAACTCTTTAAACTTTTAATCCCAAAAGTTTAGTCTCAAGCCCTTTTCGGAGGGCTTTTTTTATCTTATCTGCTTTTTTAAATTCAACAAAATACAATACCACTTCACCCAATCTTCTTTGAGTTCACCTGTAGTAATGCTTCGAATATTATTTGGTTTTGTTAGGTATGACTTGAATGATTTGAAGTAATGTTCTGGATCTTTTACGAATATCCCAGATTCAAGTTTAAATCCTTGTTTTGGTCTTTTGTGGTAGAGAGTTTTTATGAGGGTAATAACCAATTCAATCAATTCCTCATTTGTTTTCGCGGTGAGATCTTCAATTTGCTCAAGTTCCATTTTGTAAAATTGTTTTATTTAACCAATTACAAACTATTACGTTACAAACTCTTTGATGAGCTTTTACTTTAAGTGTTTCATTAAAGTTTTGAATGATTTTTTTTGCACTTAACGGATCTTTTTCTTCTGCCAATTTCAACTCTTTTTCATTTTTCAATATCATTTCTTCTTTTTCAAGGAGTGAATAATACTGAATTTTATTAGGTTTAAATTGATTTGGAACACTTTTAATTAAAAGATGAGCATTTATATACCTGTGAGATTTACCTGCTCTTATTTCGTTTAAAATCGTTTCTCGATATTCTTGCTCGATTTTTTCTTCGTCAATTTTGTATTCTATTTGGTGAGAAGCTGGTTTTCTGGAAAGGTTATGCTCAATTGCTTTTTTATGCTTCCACTTGCAGTATTTACATAGAATTTCAGCGATAAGCTCTGAATTTACGAGTTGGTAATGTTCAGATTTCTGTTCAAACATTCCGTACCTGTTCATTTTCAAGGCAATTTGAATTTCTTGAACAGAAATCATCCAAAATCTCATGTAAATCATATCACCAATATCATTGAGAAAATCATCCTTTGGCATATTCTCATCTTTCACACCTCGCATAGTTGCGTCTGCTGAAACATAACTTTCAACCGCATTCAAAACATCATTCTTCCTACAATCTTTGATGATTGGAAACTCATATGTCTGCTTCAAAAGTTCTAGCGGACTCCATTTCGCGTTGTCTTCTACGACTTTCAAGGTAGCTTTCTGTTTTGGTAACATTGACTCTTCCGACAATGATATCATCTGATTTTGATTCCTTGCTTCCATTTTTTGAAGATTTTGATTTAGATTCTTTTTGGTTGATTATCCATTGTGGATTAAAGTTTACCCACCCATTGAAGGCGCAAGCAAAAGCTCCTTCTTTCACTGAAATGTTATTTTTCTTGCATTCGAGAATGAATTTCTCAGCATAGTATCGAGTTGTAGCTTTACGTTCTTCGATTCGTTTTCGAAACCACTCAGAAACATCAGCATAATCAGCTCCGTTTTCAACAAGAAAATTTTTAACGCTTTCGAGTTCTTTTTCTTTTTTCGCGGAACTTTTTTCTTTTTCTTCTTGAAAGTTTTTAAAAGTTGAATTTTGGCTTTCGGAATTTTCTTGCTCAAAATTTTCCTCGCGCGTGTTGGTTGGTTTTTCTAATAATACTTTAGTATTATTATTTACTTTACTTTCCTTTGTTGGATTTTCGGTCAACGACCGTTCAACGATCGTTGAATTTTGTTGGCTTTTTGTTGATTTTGCTCTTTTTTCGGCTGATTTTAACCCTGCTTCCCTTCTTTGTTTACGTAAATTTTCAAGCGGTTCCATTCTTGCTTTAAAACTTTTTGAGTAAAAAGATTTATTATCTTCAGTAAATTCAAACAAACCAAAATCTTCAACAACTGATTTTACTAAATCAGAACCTACTCTAAAGTCGAATGCAAGAACATTGTAATCTTTGAATAGAATGTAATCGGAACTTTCAAGCATTTTCTCAAGAATCATAAAGTAAACAGCATAACCTTCTGCTTTATGTTTCATTCTAACGGCAATTATCTTATCGTCATTACGTGCGCCACCATCGTGACTAAAATAAAATTTGTTTTTTGCCATTGTTTTAATCTGGTGTTTTTGCAGATTTGCATGATTTACACAATACAGTTAAATTCTTTTCTGAATTCAAAAACTCAAAGTCTAATTTATTTTTAGCTACACGATATATTGAGACTATATGATCAATAGTTAAATTTTCTATTGATCCACAATTTGTGCATTGATTATTATATTTTTTAAAAATATAATTCCTAACATCTAATCTTTTAATAAAGGAGCTTGATGAATTTTTTAAAGCTTGATACCTTACTTCATAAACATTGTTTTTAAATCTTTTAACAGTATAACGATAAGGTTTCCATTTTGGAAATTCATTAATTATTGCCATGCCACTAATTTTGTTTAATCAGCTCCTTTAATTTCTCGCAAGCTCTGTTTTTGGTTGTGATACGTTCGTTTACATTGCATCCTGTAAAGATTTCACCAAAACAATGATCACCTGCTTTGGTTTGAACGATAATATTGAATTGCATAGGACTTTCGTAATGTTTAACTTTGAATCCTTTAGCTTGTATAGTTTGTTTTAATTGTTCGATATCTGCTACCATAGTAGTACGTATTTGATTAGTTTGAATAATAGTGCTACAATAAGCACAGCGATAATTGTTGAAGATAAAAGAAGCCAAAACAGCTTCTTATCTTCTTTTTCGTATTTGGTCATGGGTTAAAAAATTTGAAGTTGATTAATAACTGAGTTGTTTGCTATTTCTCTTGCTGTATTAAAAATTGTTTTTCCTGTTTCGTAGTCTACAAGATTTCTTGCTATTTTTAATACAAGTTGCTCACCTTTGTACTTGGTGAAATCGTAATCATGAAATTTTGACCAACTATCTAAACTTTCAGTTTTACCATTTTTACTATCTCCAAAATTTTTAATTCTACTATTTAAATCTTTCGGAATTTTAAAGTTGCACCAAAAAAGATGTCGCCCTCTTTCTTCAGCTTGGATAAGTGGTTTATAATATGGAATGACATTCTCAACTACCCACTTACCTTTAAAATGAGTTTGCAGAAAAATAATCTCTTGATATAAAGTCATGTCAGGATAAATAGGTTTTTTACCATTTGAGCCAAATCCCCAATATCTAGCTCTCGAATGAGTTGGACAAGGTGGAGAACTCCAAATAAAATCAAACTCTTGGTAATGTTCTAATAAGTATTGATGCGCGTCAGCAATAATTACCTTATCATTTGGAAATCTCTCTTGATATAATCTTGCAAGGTCTGGATCTAACTCAACGGCGGTAACTTGGCAGTCCTCCCATAATAATCTATTACCTCCAAGGCAAGCATATAGATTTAAAACTTTAATCATCACGCTTCCGAATTAAAATAAACCTTGTAGAAAAACATCTTCTTACCATCGTCGTAACCTCTTTCAAGATTATCTGCAGCACATTCAGAATTAAGAAGATCTAGATTGATTTTGGCTCCCGTGTCTAATTTGATTTCAGATTTGATTTTCTTTGCTTGAGTAATTAGAACACCAGAATCAACTTCAAATTCCTTATCTAGTTTTAAGTCTGCTTTATTTAAGTATTGATTGAAATCGTCTTTATATTCTCCTAAGGTTTCATCAATAATCTCAATGTTTACGAATTCATTATTTGCTAATTGATCAATAGCATTTGAAACAAATTCAGCTTGTTCTTTTCTGTTAGTTTTATCTAAAACAATATCATTTGCAAAGTCATTGATTGTTTCAAGAAATTTCTTTGTTTGTAAAGCTGGATTGGTAACGGGCTTTACTTCTAAGAAATTCTTTGTCCAGAATTCAGATTCGACATTGTTATCGTCAATTGTATAAACTCGGAAACCTTGATCACGATAAGCATCAAGAATCAAACCCCCTTTATCTAACTTGTCAAGTTTATAGCCTTTTAGAACGTTGTAGTCAATAGTTTCACGTTCATCAAATCTTAAAAATTTAGATTTGTTTTCGAGTTTGTAAATTCCGATTGCTTTACAAGGAATGCCATCAAATTGAGCATTATTCAATTGCACTGTAAAAACTTCACCACTTTTAATCATTGGGTGAAAAGATTGATCGTATAATGTTTTTAATACTTCATTCGAAAAATCAACAAAATCAATTTCTTCATCGAATGCAGATTTACATAAGTTGTAAACTTTGTTGAATTCTAATTTCTCAGTATAGTGACTAAATTGCTTTAATTCAAGGCTTTTTCTGAATGGTCCAAACAAGAAAGGAATTAATTGATCCTCCTTTGATTCGTCAAATTCAGTTGTTTTTGAAGCGAAAATGTTAGCTTCTTCTCTTACTTTGTGTCCTACTTTTTGCAAGACTAAATGCTCTATATATGCGTTTTTTAACATGGATTTGTTTTTAAATAACTTGATTGTTTTTTAACTCGATTTCGATTTGTAGTAGAAAGTCTTTTTCATCTGGACTAGGTAAGTAAATTCCTGCTTGACTACTTGAATAATCTCTGAAATTCTCAATTGCTTGAGTCATTTCTAAGGTGTCTAAATCAGCTGTGCTTCTCCAACGTTGAATCGTTACTATTTCGCCAATTTCTCCCTCGTAGAATAATACAGGATTGACTATTTTCTTAAAGATTTCTTGCTTTGCTTCTTCAAGTGTGTAACCTGTTTCGCTTGCAAAAAATCCTAAGATTAGATGGAGATAACGATTTTGTTTAATAGTTCGGGTTGGTTTCTTTTCGACAATTTCAATGACTGATTTATTGTCAAGTAGTTTTTTGATTCGGGTAATTGCTTTTTGTCTTTCAACAGGGTTGGAAGTATTGTAAAGCATTAATCATCTTCTTTATACTCGTATTTACCATCAATTAAAACATAATCATCTTTGTAGTGTGGTCTTAATTTGAATGATAAATCATACGCTTCTTTTGACTGTGATTTAGGTTCAAATGAAGTTAAAATTTCGCCATTTTTAAATTTATATGATGCGCAATTACTTCCTGTATCTTCATCAGCATACTCGTAATAAAATTCAATTTTTGGATTTTGCTGACTTAATTTTAACATTAAATCAGGAACTCCGTTCCATGCTGTAACAAAAGTGTAGACGCCAAATTGCTCTATTTCACATTCTGAAATATTCCATTTTGTTCCCCAATTATTAATATTCCATGTATACCACCAATTAGGACTATGTCGAGCAATATCTTGACTCGGTATGTCTTTATAAGCTTCATCGTTTGGAGGTGGAATAATCTTTTTAAAATCTGGAAAAAGATCAATCGCTGGCTTAACTTCCATCTCCCAATTTTCAGGTAATCCATTTCTTTCTGAATTATCTTCTCTTGTTTTGAATATAGTAGTATAAGGATTAAACCATCCAACTGTGAATTCTTCTTTAGACGAATCTCTACAAATAATATCTCCATCATAAGATGTAGCTAATTTTGCAGAAAAATGAGTATTGTATTTTTCAAAAACTTCTTCAATTTGTTGATTAGTTCCTAAAATAACTAATCTATTTTTTATGTAATTTGGCATCTCTAAAAAGGATTTTTATTAAATTCTAAAATTTGATTGTTGTTTGCAACGTGGACGATTTTTCCTGTTGCTTCTTCGATTACTTTTTTGAATTTTCGCTCATCAGAATTAGAATCTGATAAGTGAATAAGTATTATTTTCTGTACTTGAGAAAGATCGTTTGCAAGTAATGTTTCTTTACAAGTATTAAGGCTCATGTGTGATTTTAAGATTCGGTTTTTCAAGAATTCACCTTGCCAGGTACTACCTAACTTTTCTTTGATTATTTCTTCACAATAATTTGCTTCGATGATAATATTATTGAGATTTGGAAAAGTGTAATCTATATACGTGGTGTCGGTTACAAAAAGACATCTACCTGTTTCTTCGTGGTCGATTAAGAATCCTAAAGGTTCATTGACATCGTGGTGAACATTGAAAGGTAGAATCTTAAAGTTTCCGATTTGAAAAGCTTGTTTTGATTTGATGATTATGGCGTTGTGGTGGTTGATTGAAAAAAAATCAAAAGTTCCTGCGCTTGCGAAAACATCAATTCCATTTTTTAAAGCATCTTTAATTCCTTTTCCGCCAACACCAGAATGATCACCGTGTTCGTGCGTAACCAAAGCCCCAACAACCTTACTCAAATCAAAATTCAAAGCTTCTTTTATTTTGGAAAAATTAAGCCCCAATTCTATGATTAGGGCTTCTTTTTTATTTTCGAGAATGTAGCAATTACCTTGGCTTCCCGTTCCTACTATTTTGAGTTGCATTTATTTTAAAGCATTTATTACTTCGATTAAAAAGTAAAGTATTATTTTAATTAAAATCCAAAAGAAAAATAGACCTAAAATAACCTGAAACCAATATGCATAGATTAGCTTTAAAAATCTTTCCATTACGCAAAAGGTGCTTCATTTGGAAATTGCATTTCGGTTGTATTACTTTCAAAAGCTTGTTCAACAGGGATAGGCTCAACTGAATTTGCATTAATTTCTATTTTCTGAGAAGAAGCTTCTTCAATCAATTTCGCTTCTTCAAAATCTAAATGTTGAGAATTAGCTTTTTGTTCAATTTCATACTTGATATCACCTTCAACATCATTTGATTTTTCAGCTTGAATAACTTGCATCAAATTTTCATCAATCTTAGCAGAGTCAATTGGAATTGAATCATAAGCCGCGCGTTTAAGTGTTTTGAGAACCATTTCATCTCTCCAGCCTTCAACTTCTTCTTTTTCACCAGTTTTTTGACCATCTTTCCAAATATCTTTTTCACCTCCCCAAAATTCTGCAGCTGGATATTTTGGAATACGTTTTTCGATATCGTACATGTTGAATACACGAATACGATTTTTTGTTTCATCTTCATAGATTAGATAATAAAAACCTCCTTTGATTTCTCCACGGTCAAAATCATCTACAACTTCAAAGTCATAAGATTCGACTTTATTTTCACGATTTCTTTTGTACTGCTTGAAAATATCATTTGTGTAGACGACTTCTGTAATTACTTCTTTAGGAATATCAAAGCCATATTTTTTTGCTTTTAGTTCTAATCCTACATAACCGATTGTGAAACTAATGTCATATTTACCAAGTTTATTGTTTTTGTACAAAATAATTGATAAATGGTTTTTTTGACAAGGATCTAAACCTATTGCTGAATAAGCCATGACATTAAAATAAAATTTAGCATCTAAATTCATATTTTGCCATGAGTACTGTAAAGGTTCATATTGCTTTCTTTTATTTTCAGAATCCTTAATGGCTTGATCAATAGCAATAAAATAGTTTTGAGCTAATTTCTTTTGGAACGATGACATTTCAATCGCTCCATTATTACTTGAATATTGTTTTTCAACCGCTAAAGCGAATTTTTCTGCTGGTGTTGGTTGATTGACTTGCGCTACCTGTGTATTTTCTGACATTTTATTTTGTTTTTGGGGTTAGTAATTATCTCTGTACCACTCAGTACTAATATTTTCATTATAATTCGTGATCTTCACTTGAGCAGAATAAAGTCTAAATATTTTAGCTTCAAGCGCATCCATATTAACCATTCTTGCAGGAGTTATTTCTTTTGCATTTCTATCACGCCAATTAGAAGTTTTGAATAAAAAGATTTTACCATCTCTCGAATCATTTGTACTAAAACATAATTGAATTTGACAATCATGTTTATCTGTATTTGGTTCAATATCTGCATGTAGATTAATATAACTTCCTGAGTCCGATTCTCTAATTTCAAATGTTATTTCGCCATCATAATCACTTTGATAACTATAATCACTCATAGCAACTTCTTTTACCATGTCGGCAATTTCGTCAAGTGAAATCTCTTTTTTGTTTACAAAACCAATAGCATTTTGAGTTATATCTAAAATTGGCTGAAGATTAACTGTTTGAATTAAATTGTCATTGATTGTTTTTGAAATCAAATGATTGTAATCAATTAGATCAAATTCTTGAAGATTAACATCAATTTTTTCCTCAATTTTAGCTTTGATTAATTTTGACATTTCTCCATAGTTAGAGAAAATATCTTGTAGAACAGAATTAAGCATCGATTGTACTTTTTCTTCAACTAATTGCGGTAATTTTTCAGCAATTATTTTATCAGTTGCTTTTTGAACTTCTTTATTGATATCCATTGTATTTGGAGATTTAGGGTTAATTAAATTTTAAAGTTTCTTGATTTGGATCTACAATCAAACTGATAATTTGACTTTGAGTAGGAATTAACTTAGTAACACTTTCGCGGTTATCAATAAAAATCGGAGCATTGATTTCATTCACTTTACAAAGAGTGTTGATGATATCTAATCCTGCATTGATTCTTCCTGCTGTATTTGCTGAACCAAAAGGCACTCCGTTAACTAGAGTTATGCACGTTGGATTTAAACCTCCGTTAACTTGCTCTTCGAATAATTTGAAAGTAACGTATTCGAACTTTTCATTTACAGATTTTTCAAGGCTTTCAGTTTTAACTTTTTTGAATCGTTCAATTACAAATTGTTCTTTTTCAAGGTTTGCAATAATCTGAGAAAGTTCTTTTTCTCGATTTGCTAATTCTTTGATACGTTTATCAATAGATTCATTTACAGAACTTTTTCCTTTAAGTTCAATTAACTGTTTAATATCCGATTGTAAAGTTTGTTTTTGTTCTTTTAATTCGGAATTATCAGCTAGTTTAACTTCCTTAATTTTAGATTGAAGAGTTGCGATTTCAATATTCAATTTTGATAATTGAGCATCATTAGCAATTAATGATTGATAAACTTCTTCTTCGTTTTTAGGAGTTTGGAGGTTTGAGGTTTCTGTTTGGATTTCATCTTCGATTGAAATAATTTCATTTGTCAATTGATCAATAAATCCTTTTTGTTCATCAAGTTTTGACTGATAAGCATTAAGAGTACTATTGACAACTTCAAGCTGGTTTTTAACTTGATTTCCATCATTAATTATTGAATTTAATAACGAAGTTTTGTCAGTATTAAATTTTGATATTAACTCCTGCTTCTTTGAATCAATATCCTTTTCTTCAAATGGACGTGAACAACATGGGCAATTGAAATCATTATCATTGAAAATTAATTGCTTTGCATTCTCTTTATTATAAGAATCAACTAAGCTTTGTTTTTTACCCTGTAAAATTTCAATCTGCTTTTGATAATCAATAATAGCAGAATTAATATTTAAGCGATTATCCGCGTAATCATCACGTTCACTTTCCTTTAATCTTAATTTCGATTTTAAAGCATCAATTGAAGAAGTATCAACAAAACATTCTTGCTTCGCTTGATTTCTTAAACCAATCTCAATCTCAGATTTTTGAGAGTTAAGTTTTTGAATTTCCTGCTGAACCTTAGTATTTGCATCAACAATATTTTGAACCGATTTAGAAGAATTTTCCAGCTCTGAATCTATATCAGAAATCTTAGTTTCTTTCTCCTGTATATCCGAATCAATTTTAGCAAAATCAATATCTTCGATTTTAGAGTTTTTAAGCTCATCAATTCGAGCAGGAGTA